ACTTACCCTCGGATACAGATAGGCAAGTCGGACTCGGCATGCTTGGCTTATCCAACTTCCTCAGACATAACGGATTAACTTATGAAGAATTCGGATTAGCTTTAGAGGAAATAAATTCTCATAAGCCTATATCAAATGAAAAATCACATGATATAGCATGGAATTTAAAGGAAGCTATAGAAGGAGCTGCTTACATAGCTCGTAATAATAAAATGGATAGAGCTTTTGCTATAGCTCCTACTGCTTCTTGTTCTTATAGAAGTTGGGATTTAGATGGCTTTACAGCTACACCAGAAATAGCACCTCCAATAGCACGCTCTGTGGATAGAGACTCTGGAACTTTTGGAGTACAAACTTATAAATATGGCGATGTTGAGATCGCCTCAGAAGTCGGATGGGACGCATATAAGCGTGTAGCAGACCAACTGATGATAATGCTCAACAATACGGGACTTCTTCACGGCTATTCATTTAACTCATGGTCCGATGTAGTGACATATGATAATGAATTTGTTGAAGAGTGGTTAGATTCACCCCAGACCTCCCTTTACTACTCCCTGCAAGTAATGGGCGATGTACAGGACAAGAGCGATGCGTATGCAGCATTAGAAAAGTCTGAAGTCGATGATTACTTACAGGATATTCTCGGAAACGAGCCTATAACCTGTGATTGTCAAGAATAATGAGAAAACATCCATATCAAAAACTACTGGAACGTAAAAGAAAATGGTCTCCAGTAAAACCTACAAAAGGAAAAGTTAAAGATGGAGCTGAAGAAACCATCCGACGTGCCCTCGCAATACGTCATATGGAGTTACCAGTTGGTGAGTTCATTAAAGAGGGTCTTGAAAAAACTGTTCCCGATAACGCTCGAACACTACTAGAAGACAATGTAAAAGACGAAGAAAGACACGATCTCGCCCTCGGCTATATAGTAGATGCCCTGGGCGCAGATGAAAATGCAGAAAAAGAAGCAATTAAATTAAGAGATGCCTGGATTTCACACCCTGATCACACAATTACCAAAGCTCTTGTGGCTGAAAGAGCAATCTTCTTTGTTCTTCTCCCTTTCTTTAGGTTTAATGGCGATCCTGCTCTTCGGACAGTATCAGCAGATATCTCTAGAGACGAACAGATCCATGTTGCAAGTAATTCTCTTGTATGTACAGAGTTGGGTCTTTCTCCTTCTTCTTCTCTGGATAAACTTAGGAAGGCCACCATTAACTGGGTTCTTCAACCCCTAGGTATAAATACCTACGATAAATATTTAGACAAAAAATTTTGGCTGGATGCGAGTGATCGCTTAATGTATGAGGGCAAAGCTCCAGAATTAAGTTCTACTAAGTCAGCTCGTATGCCAGCATTCTTTGAACATAGCAATGTCAACCTCCCGCAATATTCTTGAGCCTGTTATTGGGCCAACACTTCCTTTTATCCTTGAAGAACTTGAGGATAAATTCCCACCCGTTAATCCCCACCCTAAAGAAGAGTTAGCTTCTATCATGTTCAAGTCTGGTCAAAGATCCGTTGTAGAATGGATTAAAAATAGACTAGATGAATGATGTACAACTACATTGGCCTAACCCTAAACACATACCTTATGTATGGCATGAAGTTAGGCCAATTCTAGAAAGAGTTGCAGTTCGTTCAGCAGGGGAATATACAACTACTGATTTATTAACAGAGTTGTTAAGTAGAAGACAAGTTCTGTTAATAGGTATTAAAAATAATGAAGTACTCATGGCTGCTACTTTTATGATAGTAGATTACCCACGTAAAAGAGTCTTCCGTGTTATAACTTGGGCTACAAAATCTGGAGATGGATTTGATTTCTGGATGCAACCTAATTTATTTCAAACAGTAGAGAATTATGCTAGAGAACATGAGTGTTATACTTTAGAAGCATGGACTAGAAAAGGTTTAGCACGGAAATTAGATTGGGATCATGAGTATTGTGTTGTACAAAAAAACATTTAAAGGAGATTAACAATGGGGAATTATGATCAGTTTACAGATGTAGCTGTCTTTCCTGATCTATGTATGGATACAATGCTGCCACCAGGTATGCTGCGTAATAAAACATTAGGTTTGGACAAATCATTAATGGGTTTAGAGATGCGTGGTGGTGGTGGTAGTCACACTACAACTAATGTAGAAAATAAATATGATGATCAATGGATTAAAAATTGGCAAAGAGATGCAGAAGGTAGAGAAGCAGGGTATCTTGGACGTATAGGTACACTAGAGGGTCAAGCTAGAGATGCAATAGCTGCTAGACTTGGCCTACAAAGTGACATCAGTGGTATCCGTGGTAGATTAGGAGGTATTGATGAGAATCTAGCAAACCAATTAACTAGATTAGGAGATCTTGAAAGTAGAGAGTTTCAAGTAGGCGATGTCAGTGGCTTACAAGATAGGTTAACAGAGATGACAGGTGGTTTCACCACTTCTATTTCAGATCTAGCAGATATAACATCTACAAATTTAAGCACCTTAAGGAATCGATTTGAAGATGAACAAAGATTAGGAGCAAGGAATAGGAATGAAATACGTAGTGACATTGCTGGAGTAAAAGGTGATTTAAGTACTTATCAACAGACGATGTTGGGTAATCTAGAGAACTTAGAATCTACATTACGGAGTGAATACACTGGAGAATTAGCTGAGTTAGGTGATTACTTTACAAATTTACATACTACAGATTTAGCATCTTTAGAGGATACATTAAGAGGTGATTATTCTAGTAAACTTTCTGACTTAGATACTACATTTCAAGATAAATATGCTGGTTTAAGTTCAGATTTAAGTGCAGGTTTATCAGCTTTAACTGGTCAACAAGTTCTTATGGGTAGTGAAGCTGAAGCTGAACGTACTAGAATAGAAAATGAATTAGCTACCTCAACTACTTTAAGTGAATCTGAACGTGCTGCTTTAGAAGCTAGATTATCTGGTGATATATCTGGAGTTGAATCTGCTCTTGCAGATTATAGAACAGATGTAGCTAGTCAGTTTCAAGATGTTGATACAACCTTCCAAGCTTATCGAGATGACTTACAATCTGAACAACAGAATAGGCAAGCTGCTATCACTGATTTAGCAAGTCAACTAACAAGTGGATTACAGGCTGAATCTAGTGCTAGGGCTGGAGCAATCTCAGGAATACGAGATGATTTATCAACAGGTTTACAAACTGAAGCAAGTACTAGAGCTGGTCAAATCTCAGGTGTAAGAGGAGAATTACAATCAGGCTTACAATCTGAAGCTAGTACTAGAGCTGGTCAGATTTCAGGTGTAAGAGGTGAGTTACAATCAGGCTTACAACAACAAGAACAAGCTTTAACTGGTAGGATAGAAGACACTAGAGAAGCTTTGAATAAACGACTGACTGATCTATCACGTTCTATGAATTATAGAATGTTAGGTGATAGTGCTTTAGGTATTAGATCTAGACGATCAAAAAATTATAGATCTGGTAGAACATCTAAAGGAACTAAACAATTAGGTAGGTCCATGAAAATATCCACTCTTAATATATAATAAACAATGACTGCTAAAACTAGATACGACGTTTTATCAAGTGATCGTTCCCAGTTTCTAAGAATAGCAGAGGAAGCTACAGACTTAACCCTACCTTATCTCATTAGAGGTGAAGGTGAATATACAAAAGGAGCACATGAATTAAAAACTCCTTGGCAAAGTGTAGGAGCAAAGGGAGTTGTAACATTAGCTAGTAAGTTAATGCTTGCACTTCTTCCTCCACAAACAAGTTTCTTTAAACTTCAATTAGACGACTCAACCTTGGAACAAGGTGGTCTTCCTCCTGAAGCTAAATCAGAACTTGATTTATCCTTTGCTAAAATTGAAAGAACCATACTGGAATCAATCGCTGCCTCAAGTGATCGTGTGATCGTACACCAAGCATTAAAGCACTTGGTTGTCGCAGGTAATGTATTGATCTTCATGGGTCAACAAGGGTTAAAGATGTTCCCGCTGAATCGTTATGTTTTAGAACGAGATGGCAACGGCAATGTGATTGAAATCGTCACAAAGGAAAGAGTTCATCACAAATTATTAGAGAAGGAAGTACCTCCTGAAATACTTGAGTATAAGGGAGATGATGATAGTTCAGATATCGGTGAAAATGAGTGCGATGTTTATACTCATGTCATACGTGACAACAACCGATTTGTTTGGCATCAAGAAGTATATGATTTTATTATCCCTACATCAAGGGGTAAAGCTCCAGTGGATGTCACTCCATGGTTACCATTAAGGTTTAACACTGTGGACGGAGAAGCCTATGGGCGTGGCAGAGTAGAAGAATTTATAGGTGATCTTAAGTCACTTGAAGCACTGTCCCAGGCACTTGTAGAAGGGTCAGCAGCAGCTGCTAAAGTAGTCTTTACTGTTTCACCATCAAGCACTACCAAACCACAGACACTAGCCACGGCTGGTAACGGTGCTATCATTCAGGGTAGACCTGATGACATAGGTGTGGTACAAGTTGGAAAGACTGCAGATTTCGCTACAGCCTTTCAGTTAACAACACAAATAGGTCAACGTATTTCAGAAGCATTCCTTATTTTAAATGTAAGAAATTCTGAAAGAACTACAGCAGAAGAAGTACGTATGACACAAATGGAATTAGATCAACAGTTAGGAGGTTTATACTCCTTACTTACTGTAGAATTCCTAGTCCCTTATCTTAATCGTAAGCTAACTGTCTTCCAAAAGACAGGTGAAATACCTCGCATCCCTGCAGATCTTGTTAAACCTACAATTGTAGCAGGTGTTAATGCATTAGGTAGAGGTCAGGATAGAGAAAGCTTAGTTCAATTCTTAGGTACTATCGCACAAGCAATGGGACCAGATGGAATGATGGCTTACATAAATCCTGAAGAAGCTATCAAGCGTTTAGCTGCTGCACAAGGTATTGATACGTTAAACCTTGTCAAGAGTATGCAAGAGGTAGAAGCTAAAGAGCAACAGATGAGAGAACAGCAAATGCAATTAGAACAAAGTAAGCTACAGGTACAAGCAATGAATACACCTATGGCAGACCCAACTAAGAACCCACAACTTGCTGATCAAATGTCACCCCCACAGTAAATTATGGCAGAAGAACAACAAACTTTTTCAATGGATGAAAGTTCTCCACAAGATGGAGAGCTAACATCTGAAGAGATGGATTCTCTGAAAGTTGGAGAAGAGATGGAAGTCCAGCAAGAGAATCTTTTAGCTGGTAAATATAAGAACGCAGAAGAATTAGAGAAAGCTCACATTGAACTCCAAAAAAAATTAGGAGAAAATAAACCTGAAGACAATGCCCAAGAAGAAACTACCGAAGCCACCGACTCTAACAAAACGGAAGAAAAAACCGAAGATGAAAGTAGCGAAGAAACTCCAAGCATACTAGACAAACTTTGGGGTGAGAAAGATAAAGGTTTCTCTGATGAAACATTAAAAGAATTAGCTAAAACCAACCCAGGTGAATTAGCTAAACAATACTTACAATATCGTACACAAACTTCACAACCTAAAGGATTATCTGAATCTGATGTTACTGAATTGAAAGGTGCTATTGGTGGTGAAGAGGAGTATAACAGACTTATAGGTTGGGCAGATCAAAACATGCCTAAGCAAGAGCAAGAGATGTACGATGCTATCATTGATCGTGGTGATAAACTTGCTTGCTGGTTTGCTATACAATATGCTCATTCAAAATATAAAGACGCAGTGGGTACAGACGGCTCATTAATAACAGGTAAACCACCTTCTCAATCAGGTGATACTTATAGAAGTCAAGCAGAATTAGTTAATGCTATGGCTGATCCTAGATACGATAATGACCCTGCTTATAGACAGGATGTTATAGATAAATTAGAACGATCTAAAGTAGACTTTTAATACATAGCGGCTGACCCGAACAGTTCATCGTCCTCAGCCACTTGTATCTTATCTACTAAAATACTTATGACCGTTACAACTGAATACGGTAAACAAAACATTTTTCCAAAAGAACCTCTACCTATTGTTATGAACAACGAAGAATCTAAAGTACTTATGCATGATGCAGAAGAGCTAAATGGACGAGCTGCTATGATTGGTTTTATAGCTGCTATCGGAGCTTACCTTACAACAGGACAAATCATTCCAGGTATTTTTTAAATGGCTACAGTCAGTTTAACTGAAACAAGAACAAACTGGCAAAGCTTTTGTAACTGGGTAACGAGTACAGAGAACCGCCTATATGTTGGGTGGTTCGGGGTGCTAATGATCCCCGCACTCTTAACCGCAGCCACTGCATTTATTATAGCTTTCATTGCTGCACCCCCCGTCGATATTGACGGTATTCGTGAACCCGTTGCAGGATCTTTGCTTTATGGAAACAACATTATCTCAGGGGCAATCGTCCCATCATCTAACGCAATCGGTCTTCACTTCTACCCAATCTGGGAAGCTGCAACCATCGACGAATGGTTGTATAACGGAGGACCATATCAACTTATTGTGTTCCACTTTCTCATCGGTATCTGCGCATACATGGGACGCCAATGGGAACTTAGTTATCGATTAGGAGCAAGACCATGGATAC